TCAGGGCTATGACGATTCTCAAGAGATACCTATGAAACGATTGACTAGGAAAGAGATAGAGCAAGGCTTACAGGCTATGCCAGTGGATACTCTTTTACTGGGAGTCAGCACTGCCAAAGAAAAGCGATTAACCCACAAACAAATCGAATTTGCCAAGCAGGTAGCACTGGGAGAAAGCAAGGCAGGGGCTTATCGCAAGTCGCATAACAGTAAGGGAAAGCCAAGCACACAGAGCAAGAATGGGCAGGCTCTTGCAAAAAACAAGGCTATCCAAACCCAAATAGATGCGTTTAAGGTGGCACTTGAGGCACAGAAATATCAAACCCCTGCTCATTTAAGGGCGTTGGCAATCCATCGGATCACAGAGAAGGCTCTCGATCCTGAATGCCCGCCTGCTCAACAATTGAAAGCACTGGAGTTACTGGGCAAGATCACAGAAGTCGCACTCTTTACCGAGAGACGAGAGGTAATCAAGGTCAGCGATCCCAGTGAGATGCGGGAGAAACTCATGGCGAGTATCAGGCTGGCAATTGAGAACAGTCAGGCAATTGATATCGAAGCACGATCCGCAGACGATCTACTGGCTGAACTCGTGGGAACTAACAATCAAGATGATGATGTGGCTAGAGATGATGCAGAACTAGATGATGTTGATAACGAAGAATCATCCTTAAAAGAGGGGGCAGACCCTTCGCAAAAGGCAGATTCGTCAGACCCACTCACCCACGACCCCCAAATTTTGGCGTTGCCGACCGAAGCCAACTTGCATAGTATTCCACACACTCAATCCCCTCCTAAATCCACTGAACCTAGGGAAAACCCTGCCTCACCATAACAGCTGTTATAGTGACACAGGGTAAACCCTAACTCTTATACAAGACCCCCCACCCCCTCATAAATATGTCAGACAATAAAAAAATTGTTCCACGTGAAACACCCCCCGTCAGTAATTTGGGTCCCATCCTAACGCTAGACCCAGATGTATTGGAAGATCGGCTAAAAAGGTTAAGTGTCAAAGACCAAAAGAAGTTATTGGATATGATTGATAAATATCAAGCAGTAATGTTAAGTAAGGACTCACAGACATGAACGAACGGCAGATTACGGCAGTACAAAAAGAGCAGCTCGTCTTGGATTATTTGGAAGAGTTATTACATAAAGATAAGGGTCGGTTGTTACGGATGATGAGTTATTTGAAAGAACGCATATTGGAAGAGGAAGCAATGGCACGGGCTCAAGATGTCATTGAACGTGTTAAACATGGGTAGACACAAGGAGAAAGAATTGACCCCCGCACAAAAAGAGATCTTCTTAGTCATAGATGAGTTTTGGAAGAAGTATGGATTTGCTCCGAGTATTGAGGATGTGATGTATATCACTGGCGAAAAGGGGCGTGGTAATGTGAGTAGGAAGATGTGGCGCTTAGTCGAGCTTGGGATCTGTAAAGGGATTAAAGGAAAAATGAGGAGTATTCGTCCTTCATACATAAAGGTAAGATACATTGAGTGACCAATTACAACGGTTTTTAGAGAGCCTTCCAGAAGGTGATCGGGAGAACCTGTTCACAATGGCTGAGGATTATAAGAACTCGGTCATTCGAAAAACGGCTGAAAAGTCGTTTATGGCGTTTGTTAAACAGATGTGGCCTGGGTTTATATTGGGTAGACACCATGCTTTGATGGCTAAAAAATTTGAGGAGATTGCCGATGGTAAAGTTAGACGCCTTATTATTAATATGCCTCCTCGTCATACTAAATCTGAGTTTGCGTCATATCTTCTCCCTGCATGGTTTTTAGGCAGATATCCGCATAAGAAAGTTATTCAGTGTTCCAATACTGCCGAACTAGCGGTAGGCTTTGGACGCAAAGTTAGAAACTTAGTTGATGGAGAAACCTATGCCAAGATCTTCCCCAATGTCGCTTTGCGCACTGATTCCAAGGCTGCTGGTCGTTGGGCTACTAACGCCAACGGTGATTATTTTGCTATTGGTGTGGGCGGTACCGTTACTGGTAAAGGAGCAGATTTACTCATTATTGATGACCCACACTCGGAACAAGAGGCAGCTTTAGCCGCATCCGATCCTTCGGTCTACGACAAAGTCCATGAGTGGTTTACTTCAGGTCCACGTCAGCGTCTCCAACCTGGAGGCTCAATTGTCATCGTGATGACCCGCTGGGGTAAACGAGATTTGACGGGCAGAGTCCTCCAGTCCATGATCGAGCGTGACGGAGACGAATGGGAAGTGATTAATCTTCCAGCGATCATGCCCACGGGAAAACCGCTATGGCCTGAGTTTTGGTCTTTAGACGAATTAGAAAAACTAAGAAACGAACTTCCAATCTCCAAATGGTCAGCGCAGTATCAACAAGATCCTTCGGCTGAGGAAGGTGCTTTAGTCAAACGAGAATGGTGGAAAGTCTGGGAAAAGGATAATCCTCCGATTTGTGACTTTATTATCCAGTCTTGGGATACCGCCTTTACTAAAAATGAACGCTCAGACTATTCCGCATGCACGACTTGGGGTGTCTTTCGTAAAGACGAAGATCCTACGGATGTGCATATTATTCTCTTAGACGCCCTAAAAGAACGGCTAGAGTTCCCCGAATTAAAGATCCGAGCCATGGAAATGTATAAGGAATGGGAGCCAGATGCGTTTATAGTAGAGGCTAAGGCTTCGGGTGCTCCGTTAGTTTTTGAGCTACGAAGAATGGGTATCCCTGTACAAGAATTTACGCCAACCCGTGGTAATGACAAGATCACCCGTGTAAACTCTGTAGCAGACATCTTTGCATCAGGAAAAGTATGGGCGCCAAGAAAGCGCTGGGCTGAGGAAGTGATAGAAGAAATGGCAGCATTTCCCAATTCAGACCATGACGACTTGGTAGACTCCGCAACACAAGCGTTGATACGATTTAGAAAAGGCGGTTTTATCCGATTACAAACAGACGAGGAAGACGAGATTAAGTACTTCAAGTCTAAGCGAGCAGTCAGTTATTACTAAGGAACGATATGTCTATTGAAAAATCACTCTATGAATTACCTAAAGGTCTTGAAGCAGCTGTGCAAGAACCAATTGAGATCGAGATCGAAGATCCAGAATCCGTCAAGATTGGTATCGATGGCTTAGAGATTGAGATTGAACCAAAAGAGGAAAGCGCAGACGACTTTGACGCTAACCTTGCCGAATACTTAAATGACGGTGAATTAACTGAAATCGCTGGCGACTTATTAGGCGATGTTGACTCCGATATTGGCGCCCGTAAGGAATGGATGCAAACCTATACAGACGGCATCGAGCTTTTAGGAATGAAAATCGAAGAGCGCACCGAACCTTGGGAAGGCGCTTGTGGTGTCTATCATCCACTCCTCTCCGAAGCATTAGTCAAGTTCCAAGCTGAAACCGTAATGGAGACTTTGCCTCCAGCTGGACCCGTCAAGACCGTGATTATCGGCAAAGAAACCGCTGAAAAGATGACAGCTGCTGATCGTGTTCAAAAGGACATGAACTATCAGATCACCGAAGAAATGCCTGAATACCGCCCAGAGCACGAGAGAATGTGCTGGGGACTTGGACTCTCAGGTAACGCCTTTAAGAAAGTCTACTTTGATCCCTCTTTAGATCGGCAAGTATCCTTATTTGTGCCCGCAGAAGACTTGATCGTTCCCTATGGCGCTTCTGACCTCCAGACCGCAGAGCGTGTCACCCACGTCATGCGTAAGACCGAGAATGAATTACGCAAACTTCAAGTAGCAGGATTTTATAAAGACGTAGACCTAGGCACTCCTAGCACCGCCTTTGATGAGGTAGAGAAGAAGATCGCCCAGAAAATGGGCTTTCAGGCTACCTCGGATGACCGCTATAAGATCCTTGAAATCCAAGTTAACTTAGATATTGAAGGGTTTGAGGACAAAGATAAAGACGGCAAACCCACAGGAATCGCCCTACCTTACATTGTGACCATTGAAAAGGGAACGCAACAGGTATTAGCGATCCGTAGAAATTGGAGACCCGAAGATGAAACTAAGCAAAAACGTCAGCATTTCGTCCATTATGGCTATGTTCCAGGCTTTGGCTTTTATTGTTTTGGGCTTATTCACCTTGTCGGTGCTTTTGCTAAGTCTGGTACTAGTCTTATTCGGCAGCTCGTGGATGCTGGAACCCTCT